CCAAGACGGCACAGAAGAAGAGGCGATAATGGACACGATTATCTTCGGCACGCCGCAGAACCCGACGCCGACGATCACGCCGTATCGTAGCCTTCGGCGAATCACCTCGCCGGCCGTGGAGCCGGTCAGTCTGGCGTTCGCCAAGCAGCACTGCCGCGTCGATACAGAGGCAGATGATCTCTACATCCAGTCGCTGATCGCGGTGGCTCGCCAGTACGTCGAGGATGTTCTGGACATCACGATCTGCACGACCGTCTGGGAGGTCAAGTACGATCTGTTCCCCGTCTGGGCGATCATTCTGCCTCGGCTGCCGATGCTGGATCGTTCGGTGACGGTGACCTACCGCACTGGCGACGGCACCTACGGCACACTCTCGAGCGCCACAGACTTCCAGATCGACGCCAGCGTCCTCCCAGGCCGCATCTACCCGCAGTGGGCTCGCTCGTGGCCGGCGACTCGAGGAGACGAGAACTCGGTGACAGTGCGGTACTCGGCGGGCTACGGCGACGACGGGCAGTCCGCGCCACCAGTGGTCAAGCACCTCATTCTTTTGCTCGTGGCCCATTGGTTCGACACGAGACAACCGGCCGTCACTGGGGCTCCTCAGTCTGTGCCGCAGACGTTTGAAACGCTACTCGCCGCCGCCAGCCAGGGGGTCTACCGATGACCGTTCGCGCCCGCATCGATATCGACGCCGTGTACCACGATGTCGACGAGACTTCGCTAACCATCGGCAACCTTTCGGAGCACCTCTCCCCTGCCCTGACGACGGCACAGACGATCAATGGCAGTGTCGGCACGGCGTCGGTGCAGATCGTCGGCGCGACTCCGCTCTCGACGTTGGTCGTGAAGAACACGGGCGCGAGTGCCCTGCGGCTGGCCGGCAGCATTAACGTGTCCGCGGGCCGGCTGGCCGTCCTGCCGGTCACGGCGACGATCACGGTATCGGCTCCCTCTGGATCAGGCACTTACACCGCACTCTGGATGGGGTGAGCCATGATCAACTCAGGCACCATGCGGGAGCGGGTGACGATCCAGAAGCCCGTGGATCAGCAGAGCGCGTTCGGCGAGACGACGCTGACCTGGGTGGACGAGGCTACGGTCTACGCCAGCATCATGGGCGTCAGGGCGGCCGACTACTTCGCCGCCCAGCAGGCCGGCGCATTGGTCACTCACCGCATTCGCATTCGATTCTTCCCCGGCATCACGCACCAGCACCGCCTTCTGTGGCGTGGCCGCGTGATGGAGATTTCCAGCGTGCTTGAGCGAGAGGCTCGCTCGATTCATGAGATACTGGCGAGGGAGGAAGCGAAATGATTACTCAAGGCCAAGGATCGCCGAGGGATTTCGGAGGCAGAACAGGAAAGTCGCTTGCCGAGGGGTTCGTCACGGTCAAAACGGCCGGCATCCGCGAGCTGGCGGAGCAATTGCAGGCGATTGCCACAAAGATGGGAGAACCGAAAGCCCTTGAGGATGCGGCAAGGAAGGCCGCCGAGCACATTCGGCGGGGGTATCGCTCCAAGGTCGGCAACGCCACGGGCAATCTCAAAAAGTCGGTCAGGATCAAGACGAAGACCTACGACTCAGCCGCGGTAGCTATCGTCGGCCCGTGGCAGACTGGCACCGGCAGCGCTACAGAAAAGGACGGTTCGGGCAATCACGCATGGCTTGTCGAGTTCGGTACCGACCGCCGAAAGCCTGGGACGAAGGGACGGCGAACGTACCTCAATGTCCACCAGATGATCAACGGGAAGATGCGGCGGCACTCGTCGGCGAACAATCAGCAGTTCGCGAATATGTCGAAGGGCTATTACTTCCTGATGGGCAGCATCAACGAGGCCACGCGGCAGGCCGGCATGGGCAAGGGCTACCCGCATGACTTCGGCGTCACCAACGGGGAGATGCACCCCGTGACGCTGCACCCCGGCGAAGACTACGCACCGATGCCTGCGAAACACGCGATGCAAAAGACCATCGACGAGCAGCAGGGGGCCGTATTTAACACGCTGAAGGCTGCCATTGAGAACACGCTGGCGAGGCTAACGCAGTGATCATCTCTCCAGAAAAGCACGTTTTTCAGAGGCTGGTCACAACCCCCGCAGTGGCGAGGCTGGTCGGCTTTCAGGTATTTCCGATCGCCGTGCCGAAAACGGCCGTCCTGCCATTTTGCATCTACAAGCGGAACAACATAACCCGAGAGCCCACCCTCGGGGGGCCGCTGTATCAGCCTGTGGTCAACCTTCAGGTCGCTTCCTGGGCGCTCTACTACGACGCGGCACGCGAGCTTGCGGATGAGGTACGACTCGCTTTGGATGGACGCACCGGCACACTCGCAGGCAGTACAATTAGTGATATACGGCTCGTGTCGGAGACGGATGACTATCTAGACCCGGCAGTCGTGGGAGCCCAGCTCCCCCCCGCATACGAGGTTCGACAACTATTTCAGATTCGGTGGTCTGAGGCCACTGAATAAGACTTTAGCGCAAGGAGGCGCACTATGGCCGGTATTGCAGCAATGGGCGTGTCGATGACCTACAGCGGTCAGACGCTCACCATCACGAGCTTCAATGTCAACGACACGATCGACAATGCCGACGGTTCGCACCTCGGTCAGGCCGTGGGCAGCCGACGCGAGTACGTCCCGACGTTCGTTCAGCGAGAAATCACTTGCGACTACATCGCCGCGAACGTCATCACGGTGCAGTCGGCAGCGATCAGCATCACCGGCCCCGTCAGCTTCACCGGCAACGCTACCCTCACGGCCTCGTCCGTCGGCGGCACTGTTGGCGACCTCGTCAAGGGCAACGCGACGTGGCGGGTGGCCTAACGCCCTGGAGGTGACCCGACATGGCCGGGGCCACCGCACACGGCGCGACGTTCTCCTTCATGGGCTTCAACGGCAAGCTGACGGGTATCTCTGTGGAGATGCCGACAGCAGAGGTCACGAACATGACCGCCGCCACGGACGGCCTGGGATACACGTTTATGGTGCCGACCGGGGAACAATCCGGCGGCACCATAACTGTGGACTTCCTGTCAAGCAACGCCGACCCTTGGGTGTTCGTGAGGCAAGTCGGCATTCTCTCGTTCAACTCGGTTGGCTACAGCATCAGCCGCCGCGTGCTCTGCGAATCCGCATCTGTGTCCGCGCAGGCGGGCGAAATAGTGCGGGGTTCGCTTCGCTTTCTTATGACTGATTATCAAGCTACTTAGTCGGCAGGATGCCGCACCGAAAGAACTTTTTTGGAGCAGATTGAAATGGCACTTGATCGTAAAAGCATCCTGGCGGTCGATGACGTTCGCAAGGAAAAGTTCGCCGTTCCTGAGTGGAAGGGCGACGTGTTTCTTCGTGTCCTCACCGGCACCGACCGCGATCGTTTCGAGGAGTCCTACGCCGACCAGAAGATGAAGGCGTTCCGCATTCGCTTCCTTCTGCTCGCCCTGTGCGATGAGGATGGCGAGCGGCTCTTCAGTGACGACGAGGCCGACGTGCTCGGCAAGAAGTCGTCGGTGGTGATCAATCGCCTCTTCGAGGCTGGCTGGAAGCTGAACGCCTTCACTCAGGAGGCAGTCGATGCCTTGGGGGAAGATTCGCCGCTCGGCCAGAGCGACGTTTCTACTTCCGCCTAGCCGCAACTCTGGGGATGAGCGTCAAGAGGCTGTTGCAGGAGGTTGACAGCAAGGAGATCGCCGAGTGGTACGCATTTGATCAGCGGTGGCCGCTGCCTGACCCCTGGGGCCAGACGGCGAGACTGTGCAGGGTGATCATGGCATCGTCTGGGCACTACAAGAAGAACGATATTCCAGACGAGGCCGCTTTCATCCCGACTGTTGTCAAGCCAGAGCAATCGCAGCAACAGTTGATGGCCGAGCTGATGAAGTTGAACACGCCAATTCAAGGATGAAGCGATGGCAAACGGCTACCTCGGCAAAATCAGCGCAGTCGTCTCCGCGAACACGGCCGACTTTCAGAGCAAGCTCAACGCTGCCGCGAAAGACGTTCAGAAGTTCGCGAGCAGTATGCAGGGATCGCTGTCAAGCGCCCAGGCTAGCTCGTCTTCTTCGCTTCGGGGTATATACACCGATGCGCAGAAGCTTGAGCGGGCGCTGGCGGCGATCTCGACGAGGAAGCTCCAGTTCAAGGGCTTTCAAGGCCCAGACTTACAGTCTGCCGTCACGCGAATGCAGGCTTTGTATTCTGCTTCGGAGCAGATCAATAAGCCTCTGTCAGAGTCGGCAAAATCGTTCGGGCGGTTGTCGCTGGCTGTTCAAGGCGAGTTCAACCCGGCGCTAGTAAGCGCCCAGGCATCGGTCGAGAAGCTCGCCGATACGATAAACCGCACAGGCACTGCGTCTGTCGATCAATTCTCGCGAGTTGCTCGTCAAGTTGAGGTTACGACCGCTGCAATGTCCCGCATGAAAGAAGCGGGCGCGATGGTCTCTGGCCTTGCGACGGGGCAGGAGCTTCGCTTTCAGAGACCCGAACTGGCCGCTGAAATGCGTCGATCTGCGAGCGTCCAGTCTGAAGCGGCTCAGATGGCACCTGCGGCGATGGCGTCGGCTGGCATTGCTGGGTTGGTGCAGCAACAGGCTGCCGCCGCCAGAGAGACAGAGCGATTGGCAGCGGCCCTTGAGAACGAAAAGCTCCTCGTCAACGGAAATGTTGCCGCAGCGACATCGGCATACGAGACACAGCTAGCCGTTCAGCGGCGTCTCAACGACGAGATCGAACGGCGAGTTCGCTTGTCCGCAGAGTCTGCGAACGAAGGCAGCTCGCAAGACATCCGCGCCTACCTGCAACAGCTTGAGGATGCACGCCAGAGGACGGAAGCCTTGGCAGACGCCCAGCGCCGCGCGCAGGCGGCGTCACGGTTCTTGCAAGTCGATCAGGGCGAGTCGAACTTGTTGGCGAACGAGGGGCGCTCGCAAGACATCCGCGCCTACCTTCAGCAGCTTGAAGACGCTCGTCTGAGGACGGAGGCTCTGACCGATGCCCAGCGCCGCGCGGAGGCAGCATCTCGCTTCCTGCAAGTGGATCAGGGCGAATCAGACTTGATGGCGAACGAGGGGCGCTCGCAAGACATCCGCGCCTACCTCCAGCAGCTTGAGGACGCCCGCCAGAGGACAGAAGCGTTGGCCGACGCCCAGCTCCGCGCGGAGGCTGCATCGCGCTTCCTGCGAGTGGATCAGGGCGAGTCGGATTTAATGGCGAACGAGGGGCGCTCAACCCCCATCGGGGCTGGGTATTACGAAGACAATCTAAGGCGAGCCGCCGCGTCGGCGGTGGGCCAGGACATTGAGGCTCCGCGCCGCCAACTCGCCGTTCTTCAGGGCAGCATAACGTCGCTCAAAAGCCAGATCGACACCATGCCTGATGGCCTGCGGACTAGGTTCGTACCGGCCATCCGCGAGGCCGAGGCGGCTTTCATGCGGCTGTCGACTGCTCCCGCCGCACTTCCAGCCGAAATTGAGGCGGCGAGGCGCAGTCTCACTCTCCTGACGCAGGATGCCTCGCGGGCGTCGGCGGCGATGAAATTCGCTACGTCGTTTGGTGGCGAAGGAGTCACTGGAATCAGGCTGGGCCTTGATCAGCGTGCCCTTCAAGGGGAAGTTGCGGCGTTAACGTCCTTGCAGGGTGCTCTTGGAAGGACGCAGGCGGCGGCGCGCGGCCCAGCGGTGGCTGCATTTAATGCGCTGCGAAACGCAATCGCAGAAGCAATGGCGGCTGGAACTCGTGATGAGCCAGCCACAAGGCAGCGGATTGATCGTTTGCGGGCCGCTGCTGTGAATGCCACGTCTCAAGCCGGAGGCGGCAGCGTCAGCCGCATCCGTCGCGATATGCAGCGTGCCGGCGACGTTGGACGAGGCGGTTTCGACAATCTGTCACTCGCCGCCAATCAAGCCGCATTCGCCATCGACGACTTCATGTCTTCAACTGGCGGCATCGACCAGAAGTTGCGAGCTGTCAGCAAC